CGTTTGACGGCTAGAACGTCGTCGCCAGAGTCCCATGCGGCGTCGATGCTGCGTCGCAATTCGGGTTGGATTGGGTTGTCGAGGATCGCTTGGGAAAGGTCTTTCCATGTATACCACGGTGCCAAGTGATCTCGAATGATTGCTCGAGGTAGGGTTGTGCCGGATTTTCCAATGTGCGAGTTGAGTCGACGCGCGTCTCGCATCGTGGTAGCGCCGTAGATTCCGCCGCCGTTGTTTTCGGCCTGGTCGCGGTAGATTCGTAGGACAGTCTCGAGAGCGCGTTGGGCAGAGGCTACGTCTGCGCCGACCAGTCCTCGAGAGAGGTTTCGTTGAGGTCGAAAGTTTCTCATGGGCGAGTTACGATGACGAACGCGATTAGAATCGCGAGGACGAGTACGCCTTCGAGATCCACGATTGAGACTCTGTTTGGCATGGGTTCGATCCTACGATCCTGGTCGGACGCCTAGACCTTGCGGGTAGGGTCAATACGAAAGTAGCCGAGCAGAAAGACAACGACGACGTAGACGGCGCCAGACAGCTCGAGCGTGGGCTCGTAACCTGCAAGGCTTGCAAGCGCCAGAAGAATGGTCACGATTGCCGCGCCGATTGTAGAGGCTACGACTTTGGGCGAGATATGCTGCATGGTATTTCTCCTTAGATTCTGTCGCTGATTACGACGATAACGCCGGTTACGCTACCGGCAACGGCGGCTGTAGCGGCGATGACACGAAAGATTGAGCCGCGCCCGTTGTCGATTCCATCGCGGCGAGCCTCGGCGGCCTCGAGACGACGTAGTCGACCGTTGAGATCCGTTCGGTAGCCTTCCACGCTTTCGCGTAAATCGCTCATCATGTTGTAAAGCCGATCGGTGTCCTCGAGAGCCATTTTATAGTTCCGCCGAAATATCTATATACGCTCCCGCGTTTAGACTAATAACGGCGGGTGTGTTCAGAGCCCAAGCCTGAGTCCAATAAATTACAGCGCTTTGGAGTTTTGTCCCGATAAGCGTTCCTAGAAAAGCTGATGGGTTACCGTTTGCGGCGCTGGTAATTGATGCAATTTGGAAAGTTACCGCCGAGCTAATTGTAATTACTGGTGCCACTCGTTTTTCGGAGTAGAGCAAAGCCATTGCTGGCCGGTTCAGAGTGTCAATTTGCCACGGATGCTGGGGGACATATTGATTTCCATTTGAGTACGAGTATCTCTGAAAATACCGGTAGCATTTTGCGAGTGTTTCCACAATATGCTCTCGCTCCAAAGCGGTGGCGGTGTTGTTCTGCTCGAGTTGGACTCCCCAAAAAGCCAATGTGCCCGTTTGCACTCCAAAGTCGAGATGTATTTCAAGAAATGAGTTTTCGTTTGTTCCGATTGTCTTTCCGCTTAGGCTCGGCAATGTGACGGTAAAGGTTTCTCGGACGTATACGGCGCCACTCGTTGTCGTTGTTCCAATGGTGGTTGTTACGTCTGCGCTTGGAGATCCACCGGTACCAAAATTCTGGACGGCTCGAGCTGTGATTGTCTTGGGGCTGGACGAGTACGTCCAGAAACTGAGGGTGATCGTTTCGTTTGCGAATGTGCGGACGTCCTCAATGCGCTGGGCCAATCGCTGATAAGTCCCGCCTGTCGATAGTGTTGTTAGGGCGATTTGGATGACGTTTTTTGCTTGCATTCCATCCATGCTTCCGCCTGGCGAAATAGACGGAAAAGTGATAGTCCGAGTGCCACCTGTGCCGTCATAGTCGAACCGCCAGCGGTCTGCGGAGTAGGTTCCGGTGGCAGGATTTGTGAAGGTTGTCCCGCGCTGAGTAATGGCAAAATTGCCGTTGGTAATCGCGTTTCGATTTGGCAGGTTGTCGACGTAGCCAGCGAACGTCGCGGCGCTGGCAGGGTAGTCGGTGACAGGGTCGGTTGCGACGGGGTAGGGGTAGTTGCCTTTGGGTGTATAGCTTGTCATGGTTTTAGATCCCTACGTCTCGAGGTCGGCGGCGGTTAGAAAGTTGTCCCAAATAATGTCGGCGTTTGTGTTCCAAAGGTAGAGGGCTGGCACGGCGTCCCATGCAATTGACCTGCCGACTTCGCTTGGGTCTGCGAGGTAAAAAGTCGTGCGATGATCGCCGCCGGTAATGCGGTGCTCCCAGCCCTGCACAATGCCTGTATAGGTTGACGCTGGCGAGCCAAGAGGTAGGTTGTCGATGGTCAGGCTGCCGCCGATGCGTGTGTAGAGGTACTCGGGGCCTATCGGTGATTGTTTGACAGTAACGTCGCTAATTGCCCAGCGTGGGCGGCGGCTGCGGGTAATGGTCTCGTCGGCAAGGTCGGTCGCATCGGTTGAGCCCACGATCGTTGTCGTAATCGTCCTGGTGCGTTTTCCGTAAAGCGTTTGTGAGGTCGCGTTGGAGCGTGTAATGGTGCCGCTGTCGTACTCGACAACGACCGTGTTGATAATCTGACCTGATTGCTCAAACGTCGGAGCAAATAGGACAAAGCTCGCGTCTACGTCGATGTCTCCGACGCTTGGGTTGTCGTTGGTAAAGTAGGCAACGCGACCTGTTGGCCTACTTCCACCGGTGTTGTCGTAGGGGTTGTCGTAGACAAGGCCGCCAACCTGGTCGAGGGTTCCCTCTAAAGCTGTAGTTGCCGACTGGGTTGCCGCCGGCAAATTGGCAAGAGTGTAGTTGCCCTCGTCGGGCCCTGTTTCGTCTACAAAATAAATCTCACCTATTTGGCTGGAGACGTCGTCGGTGATTTGATCGCAGCGCAATGCGACCGTAGTTTGAGCGTAGCCGATGTCGTTTACGTTGATAAGGCCGAGTCGGCTCGAGGGCCCGGCGGCAATAATGTCGCAACGTGCCCCACTTGTCTCGGTTGCCACGGTTAGGCGTACGTCGGTGATGTAGCCGCCAAATAATTGATAAGCGTCGCCGTCAACGGTAAGGGTTTTACCGACGAGGGCGGTGTACGTTGATGCGATTACGTCGTAGAACGTAATGCGGCACGCGCTTGGCGCGAACGTGGTCGTGAGGTCGCGGCGGCCTACTGTGATGCTGACGTCGTGGTCTACGGTGTTGAGGTCGACGTTTGTGCCGTCTACTTTTACATACTGGATCATTAGACCGCGTACCGGATGTCGTATTGATTGAGGATGTTACGGATTTCTCGAGCCGTGCTGTCCGCGTCAATCGGCCCGTTGATAGTCACGTTGATAGTCTGCGTTACGGGCCCCGCCATAGAGAGACTGCTGTCGGTAAGGCTTCCTCGGCGGCTATAGCCTGGAATGCTGACACCGGGCAGGCGGATTTTTGAGATAGCCGTTACCAGCGCGTCTACGACGCTGCGGATTGCCTCGAACGCGAGGCGTAGCGGCGTGAGGTAGGTAACGATCGCGCCTTTGAGATCGGCGAATATTGGTTGTGCCGATGTCCACAGGTTAGAAATTGCCGTCTTTGCTTTGTCGACGCTAGAGGTGAGAAACGTAAACGCGCTTTTTACTCCGTCGATTGCGCTTGAGAAAACTCCGAACCTGTTTTCGATCTCTCGGATAGCGATGTAGAATGCTCCGCCTGGTAGCAGAATCGGCCAAAAGCGTTTTAGGAGATCCCACGTTTGCTGGATTTTTTCCTTGATTGTGTCCCAGTTGTTTATAAACGGGCGTAGAGCTCCTGCTACGCCTGTCTTGATTGCGGCAAAGAGCGTGTCGACAATGCGGCGGAACGTTTCTGACTCGCGGTACGCGATGATAAGGCCTCCGACGAGTGCGGCGACTGCGACCACGATCAGACCGATAGGGTTGGCTGTAAGAGCGACGTTTAGTAGAAATTGTGCAGCTGTCCAAGCGATCGTGGCGCCTCTTACGATTGACGCGATAGCCTGGTACGCGCTTAGTGCGGCGTTGACGGTGACAACGGCAACGGCGAGAGCAGCGATCGCGCCGCCAATAATAAGAATCGCTTTTGTGTTGTCTTTCAGTAGCGCGGCAAGGCGGACGAGGTACGGCGCGATCTGAGAGAGAACGGGTAGGAATGCTGTTCCGATCTGCTCTTTTGTTTCCTGCATTGTGAGCTCGAAGATTCGGAATTGTCCTGCGGCGGTTCCAGCGGCCTCGGCGGCGGCACCGCCAGTCACTCGAGCTAGTTCGGCGTTGATTCGCGCGAAGTCGCCGGACTTGATTGCGGCTTTGTCTAGTCCGGGGATCAGTTTGGCGAGGGCTGCTCCGTCACCGGCGTAGGCTTTGGCTAGTGCCTTGGATACGGTCGCGGTGTTTTTGCCGGATGCGGCGGCGACGTCGAGGGTAATGGCGAGGCCCTCTTGGGCTTTTTCGACGTTGCCGGTTACGGTGGCGAGGCTCGCGAGTGCTGGGCGTAGGTCGTCATCGGCGACGCCGGTTGCGAGGCTTAGTTGGGTAATGTAGTCCTCGGCGCTTGCGACGACTTTGTCGGTGGCGCCGGTGACTCGGCGGAGTTGTCCGGCTAGTTTGACTTGGGCGGCCTCGTCCTCGGCGGCGGCTTTCGCGCAAGCGATCGCGGCACCGGCTAGGGCGACGAGTGCGAGCGCGGCGGGTACGGCGGCTTTGCGCGTGACGTTCGATGCTTTTTGGCTTGCCGTCATTTGCTTGCCGAGAGCGTTCTCGACTTTGCGGATTTCGCCGACGGCTTGCCCGGCGTTCGCGCCGATCTTGATGAGTACGTTTGCTGCGGATGCCATTAGAGGACGTTTGCTTCCTGGAGAATGCGGAGAACGGCGCGCTTATAGTTGTCCGTTGCCGTGGGCGATTCTGCGAATACTTTTGACGTGAGAGTTATCCAGTATCCGTTGGGGTTTTTGGGTGCGAAACGGCCTTTGGTGTCGCCGTATTCGACCGACCAGAGAAGGTCGCCCGCAGTCGCTGCGCGTTTTTGTTTTGTCTTGCGAGAGCGGTAGGGCCTGCCTACTTTTTTGGTACCGCCGACCATTACGACGGGCGTACGATCGGTTTTGGTTTTGATGCTTTCGGCGACGAGTCGGGTTTGTGGAGCTGGTTCCGCGTACGCTGCGATCTTGAGTCGGCGGGCGAGATCCTCGGCGCACTCTTTTGCGGCGATGCGT